GCCTCGATTAATTCATCGGGCAACTTCATATCAAAGAGAATATCTTCGGAAGTTTCAGCTAAGACCTTGTGTCTAGCACAAGCATAATAATTATGATCACAACGGCGGGGTATCATCGGCACATAATCCGGATGGTAAACCATCGGGTAAGCACGCAAACTGGGTTGGCAATCACATTCATCTAGGTCAGGATGATCGAATTTGATAACTTTCCTTTCAGACAAGTTCCTCAATTCGCAATCCTTCGCGCAGTAGTCATAGAGCTTAGTTTGATACTGCTCATATGATTCCCACAAAGATAACGGTAATATTTGCCCACATTCATTCCTCAGCCGCTGAGAGATCAAGTAAATGACCACCACAATTGGCGAAGATACAATGAGTACCAGATCAATCCACCCCTCACCCGAAAAATCAGGGAGTAAAGTAAGATCTTTGATTTGTGCCCACAAATATGTGGTAAGTAAAAGAGAAAGAAACACCAAGATCCACATGTACGGGACCTTTGGCATGTTGAATTCAAGAGCACGATTATGGAAAGCGGCATTAAAATAAGTCGACCAAGTCGGCCTACTCAATACACGGTTCAAACCCATATAGTATTTATCGCCTAACGAGATTAATCTTTCATGGTCCAACCCTCTAGCTCTCCCAAGTCTAGTCAATCTATCCAAGTAAGACTCACGACCTTTTCGATCGATCGGTCTTCCCAAACGGAGACTTTCTTTGATTGCTTGAGTGTAGGGCTCCATGTCAAATCCATCTTTAACTTCACTATCAAACACCTTAGGGGCTATTTGAGAGCGCGTGGCACTAAATCGGTAAACATAAACGTCTTCAAATCTACGGTCTAACTCCCAAACCAATGTACCGGCTTTGGAATTATGACACTCAGCATCCAACCAACCCATGTCTGAATGAATATAGGGCTGGTGATTTCCTTTCGCATAAACTTTAACCATTCCTTGGGATCTGACATAAGTCATCTCACCATTCATGATCTCACCAACATTGCCATCATATCTGTGCACCACAGCATAATGCACTGGCACTTCCTGCAAAAGCAAGAGCCGGCATATTTCTGCGGGTTCAACATAGTAAAGAGAATGAACGGACATCGACGCCGTAAAGACGTGACAGTCGCAAGCCTCCCAACTGTGATCACAGTGCATCTGGCCGAGCAAGGAAAATTTACGTTGGATATCTTTTGCCTCAAAATAGGGCACGCAACTGTGGATGAAGCCTCGATCACCATTTTTGTAGTGTCGGTTGTTAGCTCCTCCCACGTCACAGATAATTCCTTCGAAAATCTTTTTACTCAACAAGTCAAAGCGAAGCTGTGCTATGCAATGTGCCTCAGCTATTGACCGGAATGCTGCACACAAAGGATGCTCATTATAGCCGCTATACGACTTAACTTGATCCAAGGTGCATGGGTGGTATTTATTCAAGATCTTTACCGTTTTATCATCATGATACAACGATTTGGGGATCTGGTAGGTTACAGGTTCGTGCAAAGAAAAGGTGTTACCGGTGTCATGTATCTTAGCCTGGCTAATGGCGGGTGCAAATACGCGATTTTTCTTTCTTTTATTCTGTAAAGGTGGCGCAGTCTGTGACTGCGACTTGCTTGACGGGACCTTACTCTTATCCACTTTTGGTTTCACATCTTGCTTGGGTTTCGATTTGACTACCTTTGCTTGAGGCTTAACTACTTTATCCGGAATGGACGAAGCTTTCTGTGGTTTCGGCGGCTGAACGATAACAGGACTACCGTTGCCACAAGAGCAAACAGTCGCAGTGAAATCACAGACATGGATAGTGGGTGAGGCCTGGTCAGGACCAAGAGGGGCTTTGGAGGTTTCAGAAACTATTTTCTTCTTCTTCCTCTTACGCTTCCTCTTGGATTTCCGTGATTTTGTAGCATCACGAGTGCTAGATTGACTCTTATCGACCACCGATCCATTAGATGAATCAGCAACCGCATCCTTAGGGACTACGGGACCAGTTGTGGTCAGGTCGGTAGAGGCTGGGTTTTGAGACATTTATCTCTTTCAACGAAGTTTGAAACGACTTGAATGCGTAGAGTCTAACGGGTAACTCTAGTTCCGGATACAAC